CTTCAACCAAGTGGTTAGCTTGCGCGAACCACTAGCCCGCTCCACCAATGTAGGTGGCTCGGGATGCCTTCGTTTGGGCGAGCCCAAACGACCCGTTTACGCACATACCTGTGTTCGAAAACAGGTACCGACGACGTGACTTCACTGGCAACATTTTTAAATCCCCAAGGGCCTGCGTATGAGACCTGACGTAATTTGTTCAGGAACCATAGGTAGTATCCTCTCGAATCAACGAATTCTCGTTGTTTCGAAGCGGGGACATAAGCTTTGTAATAGTCAATTTGTGAATCGACTATACTCAGTTTACGGAAGGCAAGGCTAATAACCCACTGTTTGGGCCACCGTAATAGGTGTCCAATCTTAGTGAGCTTTCGCTTTCTTATGCCATCTGTTACTAGTCGAGTGATAATACGGGCAGAACGCGCTTGGTCAGGGTCTATCCAGACTCCTGATAGCGTACTTTGATTCCAGGGTACATAGGGCAAGTTCCTCTCATCAATCAATTTGAGGAGGAAGGCCGCTAGATGTCCACCTGGATAAGAAAGAGGCGCCAGAACGTTTACAAGGTGACACCACTCAGCTTTACGCTTTGCGGGGCCACGTAGATAAACTGGCGTCACGTTCACTCCGTTAAAATAGTCTCCACCACAGGATTCCCGAAAGGGCCCTGAGGAGAAGGTTTTATCTACGTTAACGGTAAACCCGAGAAAATCTGCTAATTGGAGGAAAGCAGCGTATTCTTCTTTTCCGATGATAACATCATCACCGTACACAGAAAAATCTCTACTCCCCACGGCATAGCAACACGCCGCGAAAATCAGCGTCTCAATGGTAAAGGTAGCGCCGTTCCCCATAGAGGAGAACTTTGCATAAATTCCTTCGCCAACGGTACCCCGATACATTGGGGACCGGATATCATCGAGAAAACGAAACCAGTCAACTGGAAAAAGAAGACTGACTACGTTATAAGCGATGGTATCTGAAGCAGCCTTAAAGTCGACCGTCACCATATTGTCGGTGATTGACGCCTCTTCGGCCATACGTGGGTTCCGAGACTGGTCAGACAAATCGATTTTGAAGCGGCGAAGTTTTCTCTTCGCCCATCCATCGAAAGCTAACTGTAGCGGCAATGTGCCGTCAGGTTCGCAGGCGATGGTTCGATGAGTCTTATAGTTCTTCGGTACAAACTCCACGCGATTAGTATAAGTTCGCCTCACTCGGACGGTATCAAAACCGAACGAATGGTAGACGGCACGTATATAGGGCTCCGCAGTTCTTGGAGCCCACGTCCGCATACTCATTTTAAGTTGAGGTAAACTATTTCTACGACTTCGTGTGGCTGTAGCACCTGGAGTAACCTTTATCAACCTAGGTAATTGGTCGATAAAGCGATTGGTATCGCCTAGGACATTCGCAATGAATGTTCTTGCCTTCAACACTGATTCCCGTATTCCGTCCGGAAGACGGTCAGGAAAACCAATGAAGGGTTTAAGGCGGCGATTGGTTAGGGAGCATTGCCGTTCAGCCTGCATAAACGTATTGCGGGCTGTAATGGCACACTCCTCATCTCCTCCAAAAGTTGCATTCTTTTTGAAGAAAGCTTCTATTTGACGGAGAAAACGCCAGTCGTCGACTGTATGCAAAAGCCAGTCGAAATTACAAGTGCAAGTCGCCAAACCCTGCAAATCGCGCGCACGGATTAAACCATGCACGTAATTATAAAAAGCGGGGCTCACGGCCTTGTGGTCATCAGCATAGTGCCGAGCAATCTCGTACACTAATGTTGTAGGTTCCATTGCGGAATCCTCCTTTCTTGGGTAGTTACTTACGATACCTGAGTAGCCGCAGAGCAATTTGCACGATTACTGAAACAATTTCAATAACGCGCTTAACCCTGCGACGCTTTAGGAAAGCCATTCCTGAGTGTCAACGGAATTTGCCCACTCGTCGCCGGATATAACATCGGCGCCGGTGGTCAATACCGCGTCCACATCGGTCGACTGTCCGAGTACAGGGTATCGCATGATACCTTCGAAAGAGACCTTTTGCGTCAGGACGACGCCATCGGCATCCTCAGTGGCATGAACAATCTTGAAAGATTGCTCTACCATAGAGGCGTCGTTTGTGGCTACCTTTCGCTTTTCGATCAAAATCTTTGGTTTTACGGCCGTGTGGCCTACCAAAGTTGATGTGCGCGAGTTATTACCACTATTGGTAAACTCTTTGAGGACAGTAGTCATTGCTGCCATTTTAATGCCTCCTTACGCGTTGGGCAACTAAACTTACAAGATCTAAGATCTTAAAGTTGTCCACCCGAAACGCTAAGTGCGGGGTTGTTGGTACTTGACAAGGCACACGATATTCTAAGCTAGTTTCGATGTTCGCTTCACCTGAACTTTTAACTTCTTTCAGAGTGTTGCGAACGGCGGTACATTCATACAGTACACGCCTTTTAATCGATACCTTGTACCCGGCAGAAGCCGAATACTTGGTATTAAAAGCTAGAAAGTGCATCGCCGCCAATTCACGTCCGATTTCGACGAACCAGTCCAATACAAAGCTACAGGGAACTAATTCCCAAGCTGTAAGTAGAGGGTTGGCTTGAAGATAAGGGATGTGGATATCAGCAGTTATAGAGCCTCTAACGCCAGCGGAATAACTATCATAGATATGGTAGGTATCCGTCCGGTTGGTAAGCACATTGGTGACGTCAGTAATGTCCGCCCACGTATTCGTGTGGCCGGTACGTTCACTGAAACGATCCCGTTGCGACTTTTCTCTCAGGTCCTTTATAAGTTTTACAAGGTCCTGAAAGTCATACACGAGTGGTCTAAAACCATAACGTGCAGTTAACCAGTCGTTAAAGAGGTCTTTTGCAGGAAGCTTTGGGTTAAAGAGAGCTTTACGTAAATCAGCTCGCAGCAACCTCTTGCCTATCTGCATGAACATGCGCGGAATCTCGCGAAATTCTGCGAGAAACGTGAGAGCGTCCCAACCCGAAGTATATATACGGGCTGCGGCGTTCTGGACATACTTTTCATAATCCGACGGAACCAGCGCCTCAAGATCAGAAATCTGAGGTAGCCAGGAACCGATATAGGCCATTGGCCACGGATCCGCATATTCTATTTGGTAGTGACCGTCTGGATAGACGTATCGCTGCCAATAGTTCCCATAAGACTTCGCTTCAAATTTATAGCGACGCCATGGGGTATGCGGCAAAAGATGTCCTTTCCGTTTTAACCGATGGAAGTGAGGGATATTATACCTGTAACCAGCATTACCTTCGCAGGTTAGTGCATAGTTATATGGTCCGAGAGCTTGCGTACTTTGTAGCGTACCCTGGGAGGAATAAACCTCCACGGTAAAGGGTAGCGACTCAGTAGGCCAGTCCTCTTCATCCCACTCAATCCTCTTCATGTTCTCTGTTGATACATACATGTGTCCTCCATGCCGACGTCCGCATAAACGCCGACGTACCGGAGCCAATAGTGGACCAGCTTAAAGCTGGCTCGTCC